GACTAATGGCATTTAATTTAGCTGATTATGAAACAGTCGAGAGCCGACTAGAAAAGTTTTGGAAGGAGTATCCAGATGGAAGAATATCTACAAAGATCGAACAGGCCACAGACACTAGATACATTGTTAGTGCTGAATTATTTAAGACAGAAGCCGATGCAAAATCGTGGGCGACTGGGCTTGCTAGTGAAAGCATTTCTGATCGGGGTGTCAATTCAACTTCTGCATTGGAGAATGCTGAGACTTCAGCGATCGGCAGAGCGCTTGCAAACGCAGGTTATGCAACTAAGGGCAAAAGGGCTAGCCGAGAAGAAATGACAAAGGTTGCACATTATTCACCACCTGGCACAAGGGCTAGAGCTGTAGAAGATGTGTTACGTGCATCATTCGCAGAAGATAAGCCAACTGTATGGAGTATTGGTGATGCAGTAGAAGCAATACCAGTTAATCCTAAACCGCAAGAATGTAAACACGGCGTAATGATTCTTAAAGAAGGTGTGGCAAAGACTGGAAAAAATTATCACGGCTACGTATGCAGTGCTGCAAAGCCTGACCAATGCGAAGCACGTTGGGCAAAACTTACAGCTGCTGGATCATTCTTCTTCCCTAGCGATAGCGAGGGGGGTGAGTAAATGGGATATGTAGAGATTCTTAGAGGCGGACCTTACCTGGAGCGCATAGAGAACGACCAGGTAAAGTTTGTACCATCTAGTGATGTTTGTGTAGCTTGTAATGATGACAGGCTGATACATTCTGGTAATTTCTTAGTTTGTACTCAGTGCCACTGTAGGCAATAAAGATATTACCATAATGCACCCACAGTTCAAATGTAATGGATGTAAGCGCAAAACCGAGTTTCTATGGCTCGATCAGTTGGATATGCCAGATGGATTTAAGGCGTATCAGTGTATGGATTGTGGTTGCGTAGGCGTTAAGAATATAGCCGAAGCTTTGGATATACCAGATAGCGATATATCCAGATGTGATAAGTGTGGTAGTTGGAAGTTTATTACCGTGGTCTGCCACACTTGCCAATTGATTGGGGCGAAATGAAAGAGACAGATGAAAGATATACGCCTACTTGGATATTCGAGACGCTAGGAATTGAGTTTGACTTGGATCCTTGCTCGCCTGTAGGTGGCATCAAAGATGCTCCCATTAAAAATTATTACACAGCCAATGATGATGGTTTATTTAAAGAATGGTTTGGGAATGTGTGGGTTAATCCACCATTTAGCAATCCTCGGCCATTTATGGAAAAACTGGTGCAGCACGGTATGGGCATTGGTCTAGTAAGAATTAGCCAAAGCCAATGGGCCAAAGATTTATGGAATCAAGCCGATGGGGTTATATTAAATGACAAACGCTTAAAGTTTGATAGACCAGATGGCTCATCAGTAGGAATACCAGCAGTAACATTTATGTTTGCCTTTGGTAAAACTAATGCTGCAGCTTTGCGTAATTTTAAAGAATACAAGGTGCGTTAATGCCAACATATGAATATAGCTGTAATGAATGCGGCACCTATGGGTCAATGCATAGATCTTACGATGATGACAGCACGCCTATGTCTTGCCCGAAATGTAATTTGCAAATGTCAAGGATCTATAGCGCACCTGGGCTCATATTCAAAGGTGGCGGATGGGGTGGCAAATGAAGTTCGCTTACGCTGATCCACCATACTTTAAGCAGGGTAAACGCTTATATGGCAAATTACACGATGAAGCAGAAATGTGGGACAGTAAAGAATCTCATTTAAATTTAATTGCTAAATTGATGAACGATTATCCAGATGGGTGGGCCTTTAGTTGTAATCCTGCTGATTTATCTTGGATATTGCCCGCATTTCCTGAATTAAGAGTGTGTGTATGGGCTAAAACATTTCATCAAATTAGACCAACCACGGTGCAATATGCTTGGGAGCCTGTATTGCTGCACGGTGGTCGCAAAGAGAATAAGCGCAAACCTATGGTGCGTGATTGGATCAGTTGCGCCAGGGCTATGCGTAAAGGTTTAGTTGGTGCAAAACCAATAGCGTTTAATTTATGGATTCTGGATTTACTTAATTACCAAGATGGCGATGTATTAGATGACCTATTCCCTGGTACAAATGGCATGGCTGAAGCAATAGCGAGCAGAATATGATGGCTGGTTGGGATGAGACTTGGATTAATACAGATGATTTACGCATTATGACTTGCCGTCTGACCTGCGGTTATGCTGATTGATTTGACATCATATGCTAGGCTCTAGTGAAGCAGTGGCTCACAAAGCCACAAGGCGAGCCCGCAAGGGAAAGCTCGCAAGGTGCTGGCTAGTTGGGATCGCTCTATTCATAGTTAATCTTTGCTTTGTAAAGACTGATTCCGTTGCGAATGACAAAACAAATCATTACAGACAATGGGCCTTTATCCAGCTTAATAACTTAGATGAGTTCTATTGCTTAGATGAGTTGTATTACAAAGAATCTAGGTGGAATCCTAAAGCTAAGAATGGTAGTCATTATGGCATACCACAAGGTAGATCAATATGGCTTAGTACAGTCAATGGCTTTAAGCAAGTAGAGTGGGGTATTAAGTACAATAACAATAGATATGGGTCTATGTGTAAAGCATTAGAACATTACAAGCTTAAAGGATGGCATTAGTGGCTTATTCACAGACCAGGGGTAGATGCAGCTGTGGCAAGTTAGTTAGGTCTAAAGGTAGAAGCATTACTGGCAAACAGATATGGGATAAGAAATGCTCAACCTGTAGATGTGGGGGATATAGAATACATAAAAAGTTATATTGCGAATCATGTGGCTTTACAGCATTACATCCAGTGCAGTTAGACGTAGACCATATAGATGGCAACAGACATAATAACGATATAGATAACCTTCAAACATTGTGTGCTAATTGCCATAGATTAAAGACACACATAAATGAAGATCACCTAAGACGATGAGTGATCGTGCAATACACAGCGGTAAGTGGAAGAAGCTAAGATTACAGATCTTGGATCGGGATGGTTGGCAGTGCTTTGTGTGCCACAGGCCCGCCCATACAGTGGACCACATCGTACCTAGAGTTAAAGGTGGCGATATGTGGAGCCCAGATAACTTGCAGTCTATGTGTAAATCATGTAACAGCGCTAAAGGTGGTCGTTTTTTTAGCCACAAGGCGACCCCCCCTGCTTTTCTGAAACCTTCTCTCCCTGAGACCACCAGTACAGTGCCAGATTCACCTTTTAATAAACCTGATACGCTTGACTTCGATGCAAAATGATGCAGAAGTAGGCCAGATCAAACGAGGGGTCGGGCTAATTGGCAGCACCGAGCCTAGAATCCACACGCCACTATTAAAGGGTAAGTCCAAAGCGCAGGAAGTGTCCGACCTAGCGGACAAAATTGGCTTACCCTTAATACCCTGGCAGCGTTGGGTGCTAGATGATCTGTTATCTGTTGATAACGACAATAACTGGCGCAAGAAAACAGCTCTAGTATTAGTTGCACGTCAAAATGGCAAGACACACCTAGCACGTATGCTTATCCTGAGCCATCTATTCCTTTGGGGCTCTAAAAATGTCCTGGGTATGTCATCTAACCGCAATATGGCACTAGATACCTTTAGACAGGTTGCATTTACCATAGAAGATAATCAATTTTTAAAAGACCAGGTAAGACAAATCCGATTGGCTAATGGCCAGGAATCTATTAGCTTACTTAACGGTGCTAGGTATGAAATTGCAGCAGCTACTCGTGATGCACCACGTGGTAAGACCGCAGATTTCCTATACATTGATGAATTAAGAGAGTGGACAGAGGAAGCCTTTACAGCTGCACTACCTACTACACGTGCAAGACCTAATGCGATGACTTTAATGACAAGTAATGCTGGTGATGGGTTTAGTACAGTGTTAAATGATTTAAGAGAGCGTTGCTTATCTTATCCACCAGAAAACTTAGGATTCTATGAGTACAGCGCACCACAGCACTGCAAGATAAATGACAAGAAAGCGTGGGCGTTGGCTAACCCTGCTTTGGGTCATTTAATAACTGAGCAAACGTTAGAAGAATCTGTCAGCACCAACAGCATAGAAGCTACACGCACTGAGATGTTATGTCAGTGGATCGATTCAGCTGTCAGCCCCTGGGTGTATGGATCTATTGAGCAGTGCAGCGATAGCAGTTTAGAAATACCTGTCGGCCCACAAACTATTATGGCCTTTGATGTTGCACCTACTAGAAGATCAGGTGCTTTGGTTATGGGTCAAATGAAAGACGGTAAAATCGCAGTTGGTTTAGCGCAGCTTTGGTATAGCGATATAGCAATCGATGAGATTAAGATGGCCAGCGACATAAATGAGTGGGCTAGAAAATATCACCCGACCACAATTTGTTATGACAAATACGCCACGCAAACTATTGCTACAAGATTAGAGCAAAGCGGATGGCGGATGGTCGATGTATCAGGCCAAGCGTTTTACCAGGCGTGCTCAGACCTTGCCGATGGCCTGGCTAATAGCCGTGTAGTTCATTCTGGTCAAGCAGAGTTAGTACAGCATTTAAATAACTGTGCAGCTAAGACTAATGATGCTGGCTGGCGCATAATACGTAGAAAATCCGCTGGCGATGTCACAGCTGCCATATCACTGGCTATGGTTGTAAGTCAATTAACAAAACCACAACAAACTGCGCAAATCTTTGTGTAATTTGCACCAATAGTCCGATTTATGGTATAAAGTATACATATGGGTCTATTGTCTGCTTTGGGTATAAACAAAAAAACGGAATCTGTCCAAGCGCAATACGCCCCTGCCATTATGGACACAGCTTATGGCTATGGTTCATTTACAACTGGTGTCGGTAATTTTCCTGGTGGATTAGATCGCAATTATGCAATGCAGGTACCAGCGGTGTCCAGGTGCAGGAACCTTGTTGCTGGAGTAGTATCCTACTTGCCACTTAAACTTTACAAGAAGTCTAATGGTGAGGAGTTGGGGAACCCTCTTTGGCTCGATCAACCAGACTATCGGCAACCAAGATCCGTCACTTTATCCTGGACTGTCGATAGTTTGTTGTTTTATGGTGTTGCATATTGGCGTGTTACAGAATTATATGCAGATGATTTAAGACCATCACGATTTGAGTGGATTGCTAATAACCGAGTTACATTTACTACAAATAAGTTTGGCACAGAAGTTAGCCAGTATTATGTAGATGGCGTTGAGTCTCCAATGTCAGGTATTGGATCTCTTATCACGTTCCAAGGACTAACACAAGGTGTATTACAAACTGCATCACGTACAATTCAAAGCGCTTTAGATATTGAAAAGGCCGCAGCTGTATCTGCACAAACTCCAATGCCAAGTGGTTACATTAAAAACACTGGCGCTGATTTACCAGAGCAGC